GACAAGTGAAAGTCCCACGGCCTTGTTTATTTGTAGTTAAGCTGAAAGGTTACATTGTAATTATTTTTGCAGAAAGGGTAGTAGGGAAAATCAGTGAGGAATTTTCTAGGTGGTCTATTCATCATTTTACAAGCAAAGTATTCTGTTTCCCAGTCCCCCGAGGTAGGGGCAGCCTTAGGGGCCCTTTCTGGAAACATGTATGCTTTTGGGCCTACACAAGGGAAGGGTTTATTTGGACTCCCTGCTGGGTTTTGGTTAGTTGCTCGAAGAGGCACTGGATTCCCCGTCTGAGCTGCAGTTGCTCTTTGAGCTGGTGCTGCAGCTGGAGCTGGATGTTTGTCTCTTGTATCTCTTCTTCTTGGGCTTCGCTCTCTGTTTCTTGCGAGCTCTCCCACGGTTTCTCTTCTCGGAGTCGAGAATCTGAGTGTTCTTCTGCTTCTTGGTACCTGTCTTGGTCGATCCTTGGCTTTTTTGGACCTGAGAATATAAACTCAGTAATGTCTGATTGTTCTGACACTCTTTTAACACTCTTCGCGCTAAAGTACCCACGTCTGATGTCGAAGCTTTTGAATGAGTAGTGTGGCCCGATGTATTCCGGGTTAATGACTTGTATTCTGCGAGGGAGCGTACCGCCTCCGGGAATTTCGTAGGTGGGCTGGGTGCAGGGGTCCTTGACAATCTGTTCAGATATAGGATTGCCCCCGAATATAAATTTAGCTTTGTATTTTATTGTAAGTGTGCTGCTAGGTATTTTTTCTTTTGGAACAAAAGGCCCTGCCATGGCTAAATCTTCTAGTACTGGAGATTGATTGTACATTGTTGGATACCATTTAGTTCTCCACATTATTGGAACATAAAGATCCCCTTCTACAGTTTTTCCTGCACTAAAGTTGTAGGATATAGGTACATAGCCATAGTTTGGGTTAGCATCATTGTACAGTTTTGGATATGTGTAAGGGCATCTTAGTAGTACTCTGTATTCTACTTCTAGGCCCCAGTTATTTAGCTCTTTTTTACACCAGTCATTATATCCAAAGCATGCCATCCAAAGAGGCATATCTTCTAGTTCTACTTTACTTCTAGCATCAAATATGTTGTCAGGTTTTGTTAATGGGTCTATCCATATTCTGTTTCCTTTGCCTTTGTCATCATAGGGGTTATAAATAATTTCTTTGTATAGGCCAAAAAATTCTGGTGATAGTCTGCCCTGTGTTAGTAGTGCAGGGTTAAAATTCCTGTTAGGTGACAGTGTGCCATAGCGCCTAGGTGGTGCTTTAGTGTGCCTGTTTTAGCTTTTTGATAGTATGTGTAAGCATTTCTGGCTAATATACTTGGAATTGTTGTTTCTGTTTGTGAAGGACTAATATTAGTATTTACATATATCTTGTCTCCCCATAAGCTGTCTAGTGGAGCAAAGTACTGTTCTGCATTAGGTTTGTTACTTGCTTCAGGTGGTTTTTTTAGTTGTGGGTGTGAGTATATACCTTCTGTTCTAAATGTATTTAGTACAGTAAAGCCTGCAGTATTTAGAGCTTTGGTAAGCCAGTTTTTAATATCTTCCATTTGCTGACCTTCTGGTGTGTCTTTGGTACCAAATGTGTTAATGCCTAATGCTTTGTCATACACAGAATGCAGAACTTGGAATGTTACACAAGGGTTGTTCGTTTGTGGTGAGCAGAACGGAAACCGCAGGCTAGCTGCTGTAATGTTGAGGTTAAACAGTGTAACGTCGCATATGTCCTTTTGAAAGTACCACTTATCTACTAACAGAGTGGGGGGTTTTATTACTACTCTAATTTTGCCGCTCCCTCTGGGTTTGGTTTTAAAGCTAGGGATTAGTATTTTAGTTCTCTGCAGCATCATGTTACCAGGGTGCAGTGAGGGTGCTGTGTATCTGTTGCCACCTAGTGGTGTTTTTCTGTTGTATACTGCTATAAAGTCTGTGTCTGGGTGTCTGTAAAATGTAATTGTGGTGTGCATGTATCTGACCAGTTCCAAGTCCTTGTTACTATACGTCCATATGTTAAGTCCTTTTAGGTGGTCGTCATACAGTACTTTAAGAGACATTCTAGCAGTCCCGTGCCCTCCCCCAAACGGTCCTTTGGAGATTCTGTCCTCTAAGTGACTTGTATAGTTTTTAGAAAACGTCCCGTCTCCATATATAATGGCAGGAAGGTAGCCTTTAATTCTACATATCCTGCGTTTGTCAGGCTGCCACTGTCTTATTGTCAGTTTCTGTCTGCGTCTCTTTCGTCTGATTCTGCGTCTCCTGTTGTACACGCGCCTTCTTAGTCGCCCCCTCCTCCACCGTCTGCGTCTCCTTACTCTTCGTCGTCTAGGGCGGCGAGCAGGCCGTCTAGGTCGTCTTCTGGCAAAGCGGCGTCTCCTCCAGAGGCCTCTCCACCATCGGCGCCGTCTGCGTTTCCACCATCCCCAGGCCATCTCTGCAGCTGCTGGTTGTTGTTGTTGTTGCCCTGCTGGTGCTCCGGAGCCTCAGCCGGGGGTGCCGGCAGGGCTCTACGGGGCAGAACGGGGGGTCCCCCTAGCCCCGGTGCGCCAGGAGCTCGGGGACCCGGCCTGAAGCCAAACTGATTACCCAGAGCAACAAGGTGACTAATAAAATCGCCACAGCCACAATAAGCAGCATGGCCACGGTAGCAGGCTTCATACCACTGGTGGTTGCGACCCTGAACGCTGTGCACAGGCGGGCACCACTGGCTCATTGCAGGTGGTTTCTTCTTTGAAGTTCGCAAGCTAGACAGTAACAGTGCCCTTTTCTTTCGCCAATGCCTACCGAAAAACATGGCGTTTCTAAGAGCCTTGCCCGGGGTCCGGCCAGTCCCGAGCCCGAATTGCCCCTTGACTCCGGTGTGTAAACTCACCTACGGCACCCGCCCTCGGGACGCGCGGATCGCCCTCCGTGGTCGTTCCTCGCAGCGGACGGACAGCATAAACTCAGCCATTCGGAAGTGCTTTCATTTATATAATTATGTAGACCATGCCCAGGAAGTGTACGACGTAGACTTCGGTTGGCCTGTGGAACACACGTGGTTAGTGACGTAGC